CACGCGTGCTGAGGGCACGCCCCTGGTAGATACTGCTTGAAGAACATTGTTCTAAAAGTTTGATCTAGCGCGTGTAGAAATCCAATGCTTAAATTCTTAATTAAGGCATTTTCGTTAGCTACTCTCCTTCCTCACGTCCATTGAGTACGTATGGGAGAATGCGCGCAGCTTATATGTAAAGGCACGGAGCCATTGCACATAAGTTGAATGTCTTGATTAAACGGTTTCTGAGTCGATTTCGGGGGAGTATACTCCATCGTTACCTTCAAAGAAACCGATACCAATATACAAGCTGGGTATGTAGAATCCTACCGCTAAATTAGCGTAAAGATCTTCTCTTAGTACCCAGTAGCCAATTTTGATTCCTGGTTCTACATCGTAAACCAATGGTCTCATTATTGATCTATAGGCTTGTGCTTTATTCATTGCTTCGCGGAGTCTGGGTCCTGCCCTAACTTTCGCGTTAACGCTTTGAATGGATGTGGTTCCACGATACACTGATGCATAAGGACTTTCCTTATTTCCAAGCAGTGTTTGTGGTTCCATTATGTTAACTCTCTCGCGGTGCATCGTCTTAACAACCCTGTTGTTTGATGGAGGACCTACACTTGACGAAACTGAAAGACTTTCTTTAGTTTCTTCAAAAGCTTCTCGAGAGCTCATGCCACTTAGGTCAGTCATTGACGAGAAGTTATGAACTTCTGCGTACTTGACCATACTTCTTTCCCATACTCTTTTGTACCTACCTGTAGGACAAAATAATGGATCGATTTTCTGAGCGGTAAATCCATATGCTAAGGTGTGCATTGCTTCTGTCCATTCGGTTATTGTGTTTGGTATTCCCAAACCTCCAAGCCCTGATGGTAGGTAGCATAGTCCCTTTGCGTATACTTTCTTTTCAAAGTAGCTTGGCATTCCAGCCCTTACAAGGTAAGGTGAAACCTGATTTATGAAATCTAGGTATTCTGGATCGTCTATGTACTTTTGAGATTTCTCTAGCTCACGC